TCGCTAACTTCGGCTTTATTGACTCTCGAATCGTGCGGACCAAGAATATGACGCAATGATGCGCTAATGTTCTTGTTTTTCACCATAATCCCAGGATTAACAACGGTTAAAGATTCATACGTCGGTAATTCGACTTTAATCGAATAGGCCGCAGTGGACCCTCTTAAAACCCGTAACAACTCCAAAACATCGGAATTGTCTACGACCTGTTCAAGTAACATCCAAGAGATATTCCCAGATGCGTCCTTAAGATCAATAGTTGAAGTACTACTCCAATCATTCCACTCTTTCAGATAATCATCCAACATTCCCGCGCACTTACTTTGATAAGTAAATTCAACACGACGGTCAACAAGGTTAATAGCCCTGCCTAACGTCGAGTTGGCCGCAACGCTGATAAGCGTTGCACCAACCGGAAATGTCGAAATTGGTCTGTCAGTAGTGGCATCCTTAGGGACAGTTGTAATACACTCTTCTACTTTTGCAACCGACTTATACACTTGAGGAGGAACGTAGTCCCTCTCTTTAAAATGCACAAGATCAGTCGCCAGTTCGTAAGAGCTTCTTGCAACCGCTTTAAGTAAGCCACGATGAGCAAAATATTCATAGAGGTACTCCGGAAAAACTACACCATTATTGCGTAAAATCCATGCGTTTTTCTGACTATTCAGTTTAATGTTTGGGGTACTCGTTACACCTGGACCGAAACGAAGATCAGATATAACATCCGCAGCGTCAAATTCAGACAACAATTTACGCAACTGCTTACGAACTTCAAAAAACAGGGGTGTTTGGACTAATGCCGGCAACTTAGTTTCCTCGAATTGTCGAACAGACAATTCAGATTCAACTAAGGTCAACAAAGCTTTGTCACGTGTTCTCTTCTTGTCAATAATGGCAGATGACGGATACTTAGAAAAAGCTGCTCCAATACGAATCGCTAGCATAGGATTAATATCCATGCCTAAAATAGCCGATCGAAAGGAGTGTTTCTTGGCAGCAAGTCCTTCATTCATCAAAATTTTGAAATCAGACGTTGGTCGGCCTTTTAGGGCAGATAACACACGATCTATAAATTTAACATCAACAACGACCCCAGTATAACGGGGCGTGTCAATGACGAGGTCTAATAACAACGGCTTTAGCAACGAGAGGATTGTGTCGCGTTCATTTGCGGAATCCGAAGATTCATGTTTTCCCGAGATAGCCATACGTCTTTTCTCCTACTGTTAGCATCGTTGACACGATAAGTTATTAAACAATACCAAGAATTGCTTTATAAGCAACATCCATGGCAGTCTGTTTAGATACATTACCAATGTCGCGACTCCAAGCATATACTGCGTCAACATATGTCTGCAAAACAGCATCTGTTTGAGCAGCTACCTGAGCCCGATGCGCCTTAAGGCACTCTAACATTTTGGCCTTACCAACAGCTTCATCTGCGACAGAAGTGTTAAAGTCATGTGTCGTACTAACGCCCATCGGAATAACTTCTCCAGTGGACGGGTTGATCACTTCGACTCCAACACCGTAACGCGGACGAGCACGGCGGGTTACAATGCTAGTACCTAACAACATAGTGGCACCAGCCGGGGCTATATACCCATACTTAACGAGAGGATTATCTCCTGCAACGCTAGAAGGGATTTCACCCAAGCGGTTGGCAGTAAGATCAATTGGAATGACATTTGTAACGGTACTTGTAGACATGGAAAATTCTCCTATAAAGGATTAAAATGAGTTAACGTGTTAGTGTGACTGCAGGTATGAAAAGAAACAACACATCCAAGTATT